GCGCCTTCTAAGCCTTGCGATTCTTCTGATACTTCACCTCCGGCTTCGAGGTTTTTCATCATGTTATACATGACTTCCGCGCCTTTGTCTATATCTCCCTCACCAGCATTTCTTACAGCGTCAGCTGTAAATACAAATTCATTTTTAGATAGTCTAGCAGGCACATCGTCAGCTCTTTCCATTCTACCCATATCTACAAAACCGCCTGTCTCTCTGTAGTCTTTTTCTTTACCATCCATATCAATCAATGGCATAGTCTTTTTAGCTACAGGTTCCGCATCTCCACCTTCTTGGTAAGCTGACCTCATAATACCACCATCAGCAGCAAATCTATAGGCTTGTCCCATAGCTGCGTATGGATCTGATCTTATGTTTGCAATATCAATATCTGGTCCTCTGTATGGATCGTAATCTTCCTCTTCTTCTTGACCAAATAATAATGGTAATGCTGAGATTCCAGCTAAACCTGTAAACAATCCTTTTTGTGTTAAATTTTTTAAACCCATTTCTCCACCTTTAAAAAAGAAATTTTTAAGTCCTTCTGATTTTAAGAAAGGCATACCAAATTTAAATGCAGCTGCACCTAAAGCAATTTTACCTACTGGTGATTTAACTAATTTTTTAATACCTCTAGTTGCTTTTTTAACAAGTTTACCTAAACCATACATCTGTCTACCCATCTCGTCCATGTTACCATCCATCATACCACCTATCATATCAGCGTTCATGATACCACCCGTAGATCCACCATCTGCAAAAAATCTGTATGCTGGTGTTGTTTCTTTTTGAACTTCCATATTTTCATCTGCATTCTTACCTATAAAACAATATGCAGGTGGGTTAGGTCCTTTACAAGGATCTTGTTCTGGTCCATCTCTATCCTCTGGTATATCTGGTCCAGGAAATAATTCTTCAAATTTAGTTTGCGTCATCTGCCCACTATCTAAAAGATCTTGCGCATCAAAAGTTCTACCTAATAATTCTAGACCACTTCCTTTTTTAGTAGGATTTAAATTGTAATTATACGTTGCTTGATTTATTGGTCCTCCTGCATCTTTAAATTTTTGAACTTCAAAAGCTAGTTCTGTTAATTCTTCTTCAGTTAAATCTTGTAAATTTTCTGGAACTTTACCAAAAAGACCATCAATTAATGAACCTGCAAAACCTTTAAATCCACCACCTGATATTAAACCTGTTTTTTGTAGTGCAAGATATTTATTTCTATTAATTGCGTTTTGAATTCTATCATCTTTAAATTTTTGAAAAGTTGTTGGAGGAGAATATACTTGACTACCTGTAGTTCTAAAACCTGCATCTCTAGCTTCTTTTTTCTTTTTTTCTATTTCTTGTTTTCTTAACGCTTCTTGAAAACCTACATCTACTTTATTATCACCACCTCCACCATCGTTAGAAGATGTTGTTCTACTAGGATTATTTTGAGATCTACTTACAGCTCTATCGAACTGTCCATAATCACTTCCAGTATCCCTACCTTGAGCTTCTTGCGCTTTAGCACTTCTGTATCCTGGTCGTTTACCATCTGTTGATGGTTTTACCAACATACCTCCGTCTTCTAACATCTGTCTGACTTGTTGTGCTCTAGTTATTGCCATTATTCTTCGTCCTTGTCAGATGATGCACCTAACGCTGGTATCTTTGCAACTTTAATTTTTAATGATCTCGTTATGTGTTCTCTTTGAGTATCTGTTTCTGGATTTGCAATATCATCTTCTGCTTCTTGATCCGAGTTGTACTCGTAATTTGTTTGTGTATTTCTTAATACTACTTCTGTTTCACACTTAACGACTGGTACTTTCTTGCCGTCTATCTCTACGTATTCTACAGATCCTTCTTCTATAAATGCCATAATTAATCTCTGTTTATTTCCAATATCGATGCAACGACATGTAATTCGTTTGCATCAGATGCAGTTACTTTTAATATTTCACCTTCTAACAAAATTAATGGTTCTGTCAAAAGTTGTTCTGTTGCAAGAGCCCCTACGGCTTTTGTTTTAAATAAAGCAAATGCATTACTCGATGCATCTGTTAGTGTTATATCCAAGTTAGCTCCGCTAGAGTTCTGGTCATTACACGCAAGTATAGACTTTACTATAGCTCTTGAATCACTTGGAACTGTATATAATACTGTTTCTGACGCAGTAGTCAAATCTAGTTTTGCGTTTTTGTATATATTAGCCACCCATAAACCAAGAAAATCTTTCTTGCTCCTGTTTTTGTTCGTTTAAAAATGTTGAATTTAGTTGTTCTGTAATTAAAGCAATTGCTCTGTTGATTTGTTTTTGGTTAGAAACATCGTACTCTTCTTTTGGTTCTGGTAATCTTACTACTATCTTAGCCATTATCGTCTTCCATCAGGTTGTACATCTATCTTAAAAGTACCAAATCTCCAAGACTCAGAAGAAGAATCATTTTCTATTTTTATATTAACAAATCTTCCTCTTGCTCTGGTATCTTTCTTATCAGTGCTAGATGTTATTGTAAAGGGACTTAAACTTGTAGCTGTTTCTGATTGTTGTGGGTATCTTTTTACAGCTAGTGTTACTTTTGCATTACCTGCTAATGTTTTAAAATCAGGTACAAATCGTCTGACAGCTAAAAATAGTTCACCAGCTATACTTGGTCCACTTGATCTGCCTTGCGCATTTTGTGCTCTTGATTGTAAATCAAAATCGTATGATTTTACAAAAGATGTAACTGTTGTTGTACTACCATTCGGATTAACTTGATCAGTACCTACCTCATGTTCAAAGAAAGTAGTTTGACCTAATCCTGATTGACCAACAATGACCGGAAAAGTACCCGATGAATTATCATCAAACTTAGTTGCAAAAGGTGTAGGATAAACTGTTGCATCGATCCATGATGTTCTAGCCTCAGTTCCTATATACCAAACACCACCTCTTAAAGGTTCATTGTAGTTAAATACAACATACTTATCATTGTAATCAGATCCTATTGATGGGTAATACCAAATAACTTCTGTGAACTGATTATTTAATCCTGCATATACTTGTTGACCTTTTGTAGTATCTGCTGAATCATATACAAAATCTTCTACACTACATGGTAATGATTTAACTGTACCATCAAACATAAAGAAACCGTTTGGTGACATCCAAAATGCAGTACCATCAATTTCAACAGCAGCATTTTTACCTATTAAGCCACAGTTTGTACCTACTTGTTCAAAACCAAATGTGAAAGGTGCACCAATAAATTTCATCGTATACAAAGCATTATCAGTCCAAACTAAAATTACTTCTTTTGCTTTTAACGCACCAATAATTTTTGTACCGTCTTGTAATCTTTGTGAGCCTGCAGAATTAATTGCTGTAGGACTATAATCATTTATATCTTCTTGATCAGAAAATCTTATAAACATATCGTCTTGTGTTGCAGTATTTCCTATTGTTGTTTCTGTACCTAAATGAATTAAGTGTCTAGTTGTTGGAGATATAAGTGTTACCCTTGTTGCAGTAGGATTATTACCCGTTGCAAAATTAGTAGTTGTTGTAGATGCTCTGGTTGTTAGTCTTGATGGATCACCTGCATTCCATGTAAATGTTTTGCCGTTTGCAATAGTTGCAATTAATACTTCACCAAAATTACTTAGTGACCAAAGACCTGGTTCAAGAGATACATTAGATGCAGCAGCTGCCTCACCCCAATTACCTGCACCCCAAGTGTCAATACCCCAACCATAACCATATGATTGTTCTGCGGGACCAACTTGTTCATAAGGTTTAACCTCTAAACTACCACCTGCTGATACAGTTGCACCAGCATTACTAGCTTGTGTAATTGTAAATTCACTTGTACTTGTAATAGAAGTTACTTGAAATAATTTATCTTCAAAGTCAGAGTTTTGATAACCCGTACCACCTGGTAAAGTTACATTATCTAATAATACAATATCACCAGCTGACAAACCATGATTTGATTTTGTTATAGAACAAATAGCTGAACCATTAGTTGTTGCAATAGTACAAGAGGTCAGTGTTGCTTTCAAAGGTGTAACATCATATAATTGTCCTTCGAAATATATAAGTAAAAATTTATCTGTACCAATAGCAACATATCGGTTACCATCTAAATCAACAAACGCAAACTGTCTTCTTGCAACACCTACAATTGTATCTGTAACAAGTGATGACCATCCTCCTACTTTTTCTGGAAGACCATATCTAAATCTTGTGTTATCACAATCAACCCATCTAAACTCTGCACCAGAGTCAGTGTTTTGTTTGTCTATTCCAGGTAAGACTTTAAAATCAATTAGAGCCATGGTCCGTGCTCCTATATTTTATCTTTGTAGACCCAGCCTCTTGTAGCATTAACATATACTAACGTAAAAGCCGAAGCGTTCGCTGAAACAACTAAATTAGAAGCAGCACCATTTATATTA